AAGCTATATAGTTGTATCTTATGATTCAAAAGATTGAAATTATAGAATATATAAAGACTGAGAACGGAAATATAATTACACAGACCTTAATAATGATTGGAAATTTTGACATTATAATGATGTATCTGAAAGAGTTTTAAAAAGAGATTTTCAATGAGAGATGAAAGAAGAATTAGAAGTGTTAGATATGAGTAAAGATATTATAAAAGCACACAGACAATTATTGGATAAAATAAATAGTAATAAAAAATGGCATCAATATATATTTAACCCTTTTAAATAATATGTGAGAATATAAAATATATAAAAAATGAGATAAGTTACCTTGAATAATGCCAATGATAGCTTGAGAAGAAATTCTACAATATGAAGAAAAAAATATATTTATTCAATATTATTATGAATTGAATAGAAAAACATTATGACTAGATGTAGTGATTACTCATATTGAAAGTCTTAATCCTTGAAGTTGAAATTTTGATAAGGTACTATGAAATTTTATTTATTGAATACAAAAAATTAGAAAGCCTGATGCTAAAGCTAAATTCAGTATATCTAATTTATTGAATAAGTGATTAGTAAAATATATGGAAAAATATAAAATAAACATTAAATAGATTTTAGTATTAATCCTTTTAAATAATGAAATGAATTAGAATATATGAAACAGATACTAAAATAGAAGTATATGATAAAATAGATTTACAATTAGCTAATTTATGTAAAGCACCTAATCAAGAATTATTTAGTAGATTTGCTGATTTAGTAAAACAAGTGAATTATTGGGAACATAAAAATAATCATGATATTATATAAAATGAAAGCTAGAGATAAAAAAACATGATTTGAATATGAAGTACTAAGTATACATTATATTAAATGAGAGATAGACCATGTAATATGTGATTTTGCAGAAAATGAATGAGATGTATGGGAGTTCAAAACAAGTGAATTAGAGTTTATGAATAAATAATTAAATATGAATAAAGAACAAGAAATATATAATCTTATAGATAAACAGATTGATATAATGAAAGAATTAATTCTCGTAAAGGCTACAAATTGAAAAGAAATAGATAAGTATAAGTTTACATTAGATATATTATATCATTTAAAAAAATAATGGAATGCGTGAACGTTAAATGAGAAAAATGTATTTGTTGATACTTACAATGTAAAAGAATAAAATTATGAAAAGATACGAGAAAGCAGCATTATTCGTAATATATATAGTGGTATGATTATTTACTATATTTGTATTAGCAGCAGAAGTATTCATACCATACTTAAATGATATAGCTACACCAGAGCAGGTAGAACTTTGAGATTATTAATACTCTCGCCCTATGACTATATCTATTGGCCAGTTTTGCAGTAAACGCATGTTTCTGGCTTTCATACAACTTCATATATAGTTGAATTGGGTATATCATATAATCCCTGTGGCGAATATAAGTAACGGGGTTTAACTTGTAATTTACACAACAATGAATAATATAACAAGAGAAGAACTCCCGCAATTTACCAAGAGGGTATTACAAAACAAACAATTCGTAAACGCTACAAAACAATTAGAACAAGTATTGCAAAAACGTTGATATTGAATAGAATTGAATGTAGAGCTAGAAAAAGCCTACCTAGAATTTCATAAACTAGATTTACCACCTAACATAAAATAATGGAAGAAACAAAAGCAAGAACAGTATTACAAATAATACAAGAAGAAATCCCTAACGCTAAAGATATAAAACAAAAGCTAGATAGTGCTACTGGTAATATAGCTATAGAGTTTAGAATAAAGAGAAAGAAATATAAATTAGAGTTAGACCAGTTTGAATTTGATTTAACATACGGGTCAGCTATAGAATTAAAGTTTAGTAAAGAATTTGAAGAATACCAAAAAGAAATAATAGAAGCTACTAATCCTATCAAGGAAAAGTACAAAGATATGCTAGAAGAAAAGAATAAAGCTGTTGAAGAAGCAGCATCAGAGTTCTCAGAAAAAGAAATCGCTAAATGGATTGAAGAGAATTTATAATTTAATAACTTATTATGAATAGAGCAGAAGCAGTCAAAATACATATAGAAATGTTTGGAAAGAAACCTTCACACTTTATGAAGGATGCAACTCTTTATAGAAAAATAGGTGTAGAGCAAGAGCTTATAAAAGAAGAACCTAAAAAAGAAACAATAGAAAAACCTAGAGTAGTTACAACAAAAAACGTATACGAACCACAAGAAGAAAACAATTGATTTGTGAAACCAGAAAAAATGACCACAAAGCAATATAATTATTTTAAAAATAAATGATTACTATAATGTTTACAAAAACCTTTACCTTGTTAACCGTTATAATTTCTATAATGTTTATAACCTCAAGTGGAAATACTTGAATAGAAGCTATTATTTGACAAATAGTTTATGCATGACTATACTCTATACTACCAGCATGAATTATATGGTTTATCTTTAACGACTTAGATAATGGGTAAATATGCTAAAATAGAACTAACAAAAAAACTATTAAGCGAATTAAAAGACTACGAGAAAAACAATAAGATACATCCTGAAATACAAAAAGAAACTTTAAAAGAAATTATAGAAGAAGTTTGATATGATGTACCTATTATTATAGATAAGCATGATGTAATTGTTGCGTGACATTGTAGAAGACAAGTTTTACAAATGTTAGACTATGAATATGTAGATGTTATAGTAAAAGATAAGTTATCAGAAAAACAAATAAGAAAGTATAGATTATTAGACAATAAGATAGCAGAACTAGCAGAAGATAATATAGAAAACATTAGATTAGAGTTAGAAGAACTAGAAGACCCTGAATTAAATGAATTATATGATTTTGAAATAGAAACACTTGACCCTGATAAAGAAGCAATAGAAGACACGGTACCTGAAGTATCAGACAATATTATAGTAGAGAAATGAGATATATTTCAACTATGAGAACATAGATTAATGTGTTGAGATAGTACAAGTATAGATGATGTAGAGAAGTTAATGGATTGAGAAAAGGCAGAGATGGTGTTCACAGACCCTCCTTATTGAGTAGAATATGACTGATGACATGCAACAGATAAAAGAAGAGATAAATTACAAAATGATGATAAGTTAGATATGTATGCACAACCAGTTATAAATGCTTTTATGTTTTCTGATGAAAAAGCACCATTATATTTATGGTTTGCTGATAGATTTAGTATGGATGTAATGAATGGATTAAATAATGCTTGATACACTGTAAGAAATTGGATTATATGGAATAAGAACCTAGCGCAATTCTGAGCAATATGAGCACAATATAAAAGTAAACATGAACCTTGTATATATGCTTTTAAGAACAAAAAAGCTCCTAGATGGGCTTGACCAAATAATGAAGTGACTGTATGGGATATAAAAAGAGAAGCAAAAAATAACTTACATCTTACACAAAAGCCTATTGAACTAATAGACAGAGCTATATTAAATCATAAGCCCAAAAGTATATTAGACTTATTTTGAGGAAGCGGTAGTAGTATGATATGAGCTGAAAAAAATAATATAAAAGCTTTTACAATGGAACTAGATGAAAAATACATACAAGTAATACTAAAAAGATATAAAGACTATACAGATTGAAAAAAAGAAATAAAATGTTTAAATAGAGAAATAGATTTATCATTAATTTTAGATTAATATGTCAGTATGAAGACCAGAAAAAATAACGCCTGAAGTTCTGACTAAATTAGAAGCAGGATTTATGAACAGTCTTACAGATGAAGAATGTTGTTTATATGCAGATATATCACCAAAGACTTTATATAGATATATTGAAAAAAACCCAGCATTTTGACAGAGAAAAGAAACACTTAAAAGAAAACCTAATATACAAGCCAAAGTTAATTGGATTAAACAAATACAATCAGCTAATTACCAAGCAAGTAAAGAATGGCTTGAAAGAAAGAGTAGAGATGAATTTAGTTTAAGACAAGAAGTAGACCAAAAAATAGAATGAGATTTATATATTTCTTTTAATGTTGATTAATGAATATAAACGTAGATTTATCATTTTTAAGAAATTGGCAAAAAGAGTTTTTTAAAAAAGCAAAAAGATTTAATGTACTAGTAGTTCACCGTAGAGCCTGAAAAACCACAGTCTCTATTAGTTATGTATTATATAAAGCCCTTCAGTCTAAGGGTTTTTATTGATATATAAGTCCTACATATAAACAATCAAAAGCTATTGCATGGGATATATTAAAAAAGTTTGCAAGAGAGATACCACAAACAGTTATAAATGAAAGTGAACTACAAATTACATTATTTAACTGAAGTAAGATAAGATTATTCTGAGCAGATAATCCAGATAGTTTAAGATGATTAGATTTAAGATGAGTTATATTTGATGAATATGCTCAACAACCTCATGTAATATATTCAGAGATTGTATTTCCTATGATAAATGCTAATAATTGATGGGTTATATGGATATGAACGCCGAAAGGAAGAAATGCTTTTCATAGATTATATCAAAAGAGTTTAACTGATGAAAAGTATCACTGAATATTATTAAAAGCTTCTGACAGTAAATTATTAACAGAAGAACAAATAGAACAGGCAAGACAAGAAATGACAGATGATGAATATAATCAAGAATATGAATGTAGTTTTGATGCAGCTATTAAATGAGCATATTATAGAAAAGAAATAGAACAAGCAAGAAATGAATGAAGATTTAAAGCATGATTATTTGACCCTATATTAGATGTATATACTGTTTGGGATTTATGAATGAGTGATTATATGGCTATATTATTTATTCAGATAAACGGTAACGAAATAAGAATAATAGATAGTATTCAACATAATTGAGAAGGTTTTCAATATTATAAAGCAGAGTTAGATAAAAAACCATATAACTATACTGCACATTATTTCCCACATGATATAGAAGTAAGAGAATTAAGCACTTGAGCAAGTAGATTAGAAACGGTAAGAGATTTATTTTGAAGTGATAAAGTATATATTTTACCAAAACTACAGGTCATAGATTGAATAAATGCTGTTAGAAGATGTTTCAATAATGTATGGATAGATGAAAAGAATATAGACTTAATAGAAGCATTAACAAATTATAGACAAAAGTTAGACGAAAAGAGAGATGTATTTCTAAATAGACCTGAGCATGACGAATATTCTCATTTAGCAGATGCTATGAGATATACAGCTATTGCATATGAGCAATTAGTAAAACCAAGAGTAGATATTAATCTAAATATAGACTTTAGTGACCTTGTATAAAAAAGTTTTGATAATAAAATTTTGTGTGTATAATTGCATATATTAAGATTAGAGTGTAGGAATAATTATATTCTAAAAAGAGATACATGAAAAGTATACCAGGCGTATCACATGATGATATATTAAGACAGGTTGTTCAAGAGAAACAGAATTGAATGAACTTTGTTGACCAAAAAAGAGATTTATTTAGAGAAAGATTAAAACTTTATCAAAACATATCGGACACAGACAATAAAATTTACGTTAAATTAATTAGAAGTGTTATTCAAACATTATTATCACTGTATTATACTGACGAGAATACAGTAATTTTTGCATGAAGACAATTATGAGATGATGAGTATGCAGACAATCTAAATAATCTAGCTAAATTTGATTATGAAGAGATGAATTTAGCACAAATTAATTACGATGTACAATGGAATAGACTATTTTACTGAGTAGGTATAAGAATATTTGATTACTGGGATGAGGAAAGAAAAGTACCAGTATTTAAATCAATTGACCCGTTAAGTTGGGTGCCAGACCCTTTAGGATATATAGACAACCATAGATTTCATTGATTTGAGTTAGAAGTAACAGATGCAGAGCTTACAGATGATGTATATTTTAATTTAGATGAGTTACAATCACAATTAGATAGTGAAAAAGAAGAAACAAGAGATGAGTTATGAGATGCTAGACAACTACAAGATGTAAAAGACATAGATACAAACCCTATATATTCGATATATAATCATTATACAACAATAAAAGGAAAGAAATATCTTATTACAACATGAAACGACAATACTCTTATTATAAGAATAGAAGAATGTTGAGATGAATTTCCAGTTATATTAAACTTCTACGAACCATTTAAGACAGACCCATTTGGTATATGTATTCCAGATATAGTAGAAGACAAACAAAAAGCAAAACAACTATTCTTGAATTTGAATAGAATAAAAGCAGAATATGAAGCATGGTGAGATGTATTTACGGTAGACACAGATGCTTTACTTAATCCAAGAGAATTAAGACAAAGAACACTTTGACCTAAATATGTAAAAATAGACGCTAGAAAGAATAGTAATCCTATTAATCCAGTTGCTAGACCACAGATATGACAAGATGCATACAATATGCCAAACGTTCTTGATAGTCAGGTTACAACAGACTTATGATTAGATGAAAGAGCTTTAGGTTGAGCATGAGATTTTAGAGCAACTGCTACAGAGAACCAAAGAGTACAAAGAAACCAAAATGTTAAACTTATATTAAATGCAAAGATTAATAGTTGGTGAGATAAAAAGTTCTGGATATATTGGTTAAAGACATATGACGAATACTTTGATTATAAATCTGAGAAAAACATTAAACTACAAAATAGTTTCGGTAATATAATCTTCACGGTTAAAAGAAAAGACATTGATACTTGAAGAAATATAGATGTTACTGTTGTAAGTAAATCAGAACAAGATGTAATTAATCAAAAGAATGCACAAGCATTATTAGTTATAGCAGATATGGTATTACAAGACCAATCTACTCCACAAATAAGTAAAACGTTTGCTAAAAGACAAATAGCTAAAGCACAATGATTAGATAAAGACAAGATAAGTGTATTATTCCCAGAGAGTATAGATGAAGCACAAGCAAAGATGGATATAGAACTTATTAATAATGAGGTAGAAGATGCAGAAGAATTACTTGTAAAGAATATTAATATGACAGATGACCACATGACATATATTGTGGTATACAACAAAGCTATAGACAACGATATTAAGAGAAAAGCAATTGAGGCAAGAAAAACAGCATATATATTGAGTGGACAAAAACAACAAGCAGGACAAGCACAACAATGAGTAAGTAAATGAGTACAACAAGCTGTTATCCAATGACAACAAGAGACAGATGCAGCATCATTACAACAAGTAACCGCTTAAAACTATGGATTGAAAAGAAATAGAAATCTACAATGAGATACAAAAAACTATGGAAACTCCTTGATATAAATATTTTATGGAGTTTATAGAAACGGAGATAAAAGCGAATGAAGAAGTTGTTATAGAATGAATGATTGAAGATTGAAATGACATTAAATATAATTATTATGATGTTGTACGTTCAGAGATTAAATATTTAAAAGAGTTGAGAGATAGATTAGAGAAGATGAAGAAAGGCATGCAGGACATTGGTAATTCCTCAGTAGGAAGTGATATATAATCGCTTCTTATGAGAAGTTACTAATAGGGTAGCTCCTTATAGGTAACTCCTAGCAGAAAACAACTGCATATTAAATTATAATACTATACTATGAGTGAAGAAAATGTAAGCCAAGACACAGGCATAAATGTGGACGTTTTAGATGATGGAGCAGATACTATAGATGCAACTGAAGCGCTAGAAACAGATGCAACTTATGAAGGTACTGATACAAAGGCTAAAAAAAGCAACGTAGCAAAACTTTTAGCAAAAAAGAACGCTGCAGAAAAAAGAGTGAAAGAGTTGGAAGAACAAATTGCATGACAGGACTTTAGTGAAGAAAAAGTTCAAGCAATGATTGAGCAAGCACAGCTTAAAGCTAAACAAGAAGCTTTCTTGGAAGCAGATAAAGATGTAGTAGTTCAAACATTCTGAGAAGAAAAACTTGACGAAATAAGTGCTATCAGGGCTGCACATCCAACAATGTCATATTCTGACGCTGCAAAATTCTTAGGGTTATGAGAAGTAGCTGCAAGACCAAATCCAAATAGATTAAGTTTCAGCTGAAATACGCCTTCTTCTTTAAAACAAGAAAAGCAGAGCAAAGATTTGGATGATACTGACCTTAGGGACAGAGCGAATTCAGAGCTTAGAGCTATGTTATGAATGAATTAGTAAGCTAAACTTATAAAAGAGGAATTTGGTATCATAAATTAATATTAAATTCTAATTTTTATATCATGGCTGTTACTACAACTTGAAACGTGATGACTGCGGGTAACCTCGGAGAATACATCACAAGAATGGCAATTAGACAATATGAAAGTAGATTGTTTTTTGCTAAAATCGGTAAAAATAAACAATTACCTATTGGAGACAACACATATTCATTCCCAACTGTAGATGAAAGTGTTGCAATGGGAACTCTTACTGAAGGAACTACTCCATCAGAAGGTTCATTCTCATTAACAAACGTTACAGTTACACTTGGACAATACGGAGGTTTTGTTAAACTTTCAGACATTCTATTAACAGATGCACCAGTTGAAGTTATTACTGAAGCTGCTGTTGAAGCTGGTAGACAAGCTGCTGAAAAAGCTGACGCTGTTATCCAAGATGCAATTGATGGTGGTTCTAACGTTATTTACGGAGGTGACGCTACTGCAAGAGCAAATGTTGATAGTTCAGATACTATTGCTTCTGCAAATATTGCAAAAGCAGTAAATCTTCTTAAAGCAAACGATGCTCCTACATATGATGGAGGATATTATATCACTGTAATGCATCCACATGTATTCCACGACTTACAACAAGAAAGTGGAACTGGAACATACATTGACCTTCATAAATATGATACTCCAGAAGCACTTTTCTCAGGAGAAGCTGGAGCAATGTGGGGAACAAGATTTCTTGTATCTTCTAACGTACAATTCTACGCAGACGGTGGTGCTACTACTACTGATGTTTACCCAACTTACGTTGTTGGTAAAGATGCATTCGGGGTTGTTATGTCAGGAGGACTTCAAACTTTTGTAAAATGACTTGGAGAAGGGGATGACCCACTTAACCAAATCGCTACAGTAGGTGCGAAAGTAAGATTAGGAGCTGCTATCCTAAAACAAGCAGGTATCTATAGAATTGAAACTGCTTCATCACTTGGAGCTAACTCATAATAGATAAGAGTATATAGTCTAAGGTAAAACTTAGGCTATTTCTCGTGTTTATTACGTAATATAAAATAAATGAGTGTAACTTCATTAATAAGTCTAGCGAGAACGCTAACAAATACTAACAGCACACAAATATCAGATGCACAAGCATTAGAATATTTGAATATTGTGTACAAAGATATGCAATGAAGAATTATTTCAGAGGTAGATGACCAATATTTCTGGGATAGTTTTACTACAGATACTGTAGCAGGGCAAAATGAATATGTTTTACCTATTGCTGACAGTACAACATTATGAATAAAAAGAGTAACAAGAGCAGAATGTAAATATCAAAGTACTGATACATATAAGAAATTATTATCGGCGGATACAATAAGTAATTATCATAATCCAGACCAGTATATTAGGGACAACAATAGTACAAGTAGTCCATTTTATGACGTGAGAGATAATAGTATTTTTATATATCCAGAGCCAGACGAAAGTATAACTGACTGATTGGTAGTATATGGTACTATTACTCTCATTGATTTAGTATCAGCATGAGCAGAGAGTACAATATTCCCTATTAATCCTGAATTAAGGGATTATCATAGTATTCTTTCTATATGAATGAAGCAATATATTTATTCACAACTTAGATTAGATAATGAGAAAAACGATGCTATAAATGAATATGAAACTAAGGTAGCATGAATGATTAGAGCATTAAGAGATAGAACAAACATCAATATGGAACAACAGCTTCCAAACAGACAATATTACATTAGATAAAAATAATGGCTAAACAAACAAGTATAATATGGAAAGATTTTTACTGAGGAATAGCTCAGGATGATTTTCTTACGACATGAAAACAAATTCTTTATGCTGAAAATATAGATTTAACATCGAGTAGTGATTATGTTTCATTAGCTAAAGATAGTGAATGAAGATTTACAACTACAGACCAGGTTAATTGATTTATTGATGCACAATCAGGAACTTCGAAAGATGTATTTGCTTATACAGATGATGGTAAGATATACGACACAGAAGACTGAACAGTTGAAAGTAGTGCTATATGAGATAAAATATACACAGCATTTAAGTTTAATGGATACTTATACTTTGTAAGTAATCACCCAACAGCTCCTTTTAGTAGAATATTAGAAAGTAGTGCATACAATAACACTAACTGGGCTTCTTTATCAGTTAATTTTGCTCTTTGAACAGCTATTAGTACATGAGCAGCAGATATTTTCCCTACTCTTGTATATTTAGATGAATATTTCTATATTGGAATAGGAAATACAGTTTATAAAGTAGATGATGCTAATGTTGTAGAAAGTTTTGATATATTTGACGGAGATGTTGTAGGATTAACAAGAGTATGAGGTATTATTAAAGTATTTACAGATAAAGGGACAATAGCTTTCTGGGACTGAATAAGCTCAGCGGTAGATAGTGTAATTAGTATACAAGAACCTATTAGATGAGTTATAAATAACTGAAAAGTAGACTTTATAGTATCATGACATAGTGATTTTCAATCAAGAATTAAAATATTAAATGGTTATACAGTACAAGGGTTATCAAATGCAAGATATAGTGAAAGATTATCTGATTATATATGAAAGATTTCCTTCACTGATACAAATATGCTTGGAAAACTATGAGATACTATATATTTTGTACAAGATTGAATAACATGAAACGATTTATTTAGATATTGAACAAATAATCCAGTATTAAGAGCATGATTTAATGTAGCACTTGCTAAAGATAGTAATGCAAATCTAATAACAAAGATAACAAGTATTTATTGAATAGAATTTACTTCAGTAGACAGAGTTCGGATATGAGTAGATAGTAATAGCCAAAATGCTTTTGAGTATATTGATATAAATACTACTTCTCCAACATATAAACCATCATGATATATGATTTTAAACCCTATTGATTGATGATTTAAGACTATTAAAAAGAAAATAGATAAGATTACCCTAGTGACAAGTAATTGTGATGCTACAGAGACAATAGAAGTATTATATAGTATAGATTGATGAGCATTTACAAGTCTCCAAACCATAAACAGTTGAACAAGTTTAACAAGGACAGAGATATTTAGTGCAAATGATAGTTTTTATGATATACAGTTTAAATTAAACTTTGCGAGTTCTGGATGAGCGGATACTCCACAATTCTATGAACTAAAATTAGATTATATTGAAATAGAAGAGAAATAATGGCAATATATAAACCAGAAACTATACCTGAATTTAAATTAGAGGAAGAAAATATTCCATGACTAACTGAAGATAAAATAGATTGAGTTATTAATATACGTTGATTTGATTTTTGAAACCAGTTTGTTGTTTATGAGGAAATAACATCTTCTTCTGATTTAACTATCACGTGTGGGTTTAAGCCAAAGTTTATACATATACAAGCTATGTATCCAAATATAATAGAACCAGATTATAGTGAGACACAATCAGCTGAAATAGATGGAGTATGGAAGACAATGTGAATGACAAAACAGACAACTAGATTTAATGAAGTAGCCTTAGGAGACAGTTCAAGTACAAAAGCAGTTGATTTACAAGATTGATGAAATGAATGCTATGCTTATATAACAGATGTTACAGATACAGGATTTACTTTAGGAACAATAACTTATAATTCACAAGCCGCATGACTACATATATCAATTCTATGATAGAGCAGCCTTGATTGCAAGATGACAAGTTAGATGCTCCTATAAGTATACGATGAACAGAATGAGTTAATTATTATATTGCAAGAAGAAACCAGACTAATAATCAACCATTTACCATTACTTGTGGTTTTAGACCGAAAGCGGTATATGTTGTATGAACATCATTAGATGTAAGGTGGCAACAATATTATTCTAAAAGTTATACTTGTGAGATAGATGAGGTTTTGAC